ACTTTCGTCTTCGAGAGATGAATTTTCAATCGATGTACAAAAATGAAATTATCGAATTCTTGGAGATTTGTAAGATCTTTGAAATAAATCTCTCGATGTTCTCTTTGGAATCAGTTGTGGGTGGAATGAGACGAGACAAGGAAAACTTTCTTCTTTCCTTGAGAACACTCATCCAAGATAAGAGGCAATCATGTCATTCCGATTACAATCAGATTATGCGGGATTTTCTCTACCATGAGTTTATCAAGCGTACAATTTCACCCTACTGCTTCGTTGGAGAAAACATCATGATTCTTGATGATGTTCAGAATTCTGAATACAAAAACGTGGCTTTGAGTGTAGCAAATCACATGTGCTACCCAGAGTTATATCCTCTTGGAACGGGGGAAACATTGGTTACAGTGATTGCTAAGATGTTTTGAAATTGTGTGAATTCAAAGCCGTAAAATGTTTTTTTTGTTTATTATCTAAAGATGTTAATGCGTAAAATGGGGTTAAAAAATATTAGTTTGAAATATAAAATGAGTAATTATAATTATGAAAAAATTATAAATGATGAATATCGTATATTAGAACAAATTGAAAAAGAATTAAATAAAAATATTGGTATTGATCCAGATGAACTTAAAAATCGGTTTAAAAAAGAAAAAGAAGAATTAGAAATTCTAGAAGAAAAATTAACAAATATATATTTAGATGTATATAAAATAAATTATAATAAGAATCAAGATACAAAAAAAATATTATTACTTAAAAAAATTGATGAAATTAATACAATTCTAGAAATACATCAATTAAAAAATATTAATCATGATACACATAATACAATAAATAATATTGATAATAATGATAATAAATTACATAAAATTTATTTAGAAATTGAAAATGAAAAAATTAAACTCGACAAAATACAAAAAGAATATGAAAATGATATACATAATGAAACAAAATCAATACGATTATATAAAAAGAAAATACAACATAGTAAACAATTAAATAATATTACACGAGCAAAAATCATAAATATTGAAAATCATCTCGAAAATTTCATAAAACAACGTCGTGATATTATCGATAAACAATATACAAAAATTCAAAATCTAGAAACTAATTATAAAACATTATTAAATGAACACACTAATAAATATCATAATGGGTTACTTGATGAAAAACAAATTTTATTTCTTAAATCACGACGTGATTACTATCAAAAACTATTAGAAAATGAAAACATCTACAATAATCAATTTACAGATTTAAAAATTACTTTACCAGATTTCAATGATTTAGAATATAAAATTGAGGAAAAGAGACTCCATATAATCACACTTGAACAATTAATATATAATCAAGACAATATAATTATAGAACTTGAAAAAATTAAACAACAAAAAGCCGAATTTAATGAATTAATTATGATTAACTGTAATATTAAAGAATATAATCAACAATTAAAAAATATTCAAGATGAAATCGGATGTATTAAACTTTCACAAGATGAAGAAATATCATCAATTCAAAATAATGATGATAATGATGATAATGATGATAATGATGATAATGATGATGAATCTAAAGATTTAAACTTTTGCGTTTCGATACCCGATGAATGTTTAATAAATCACTCAGAAAGTCATCTAATTTAGATAATTCCCATTGAGTAGCTTTATCACTCAATGCTTTCTCTGGATTATCATGAACTTCCATAAAAATACCATCTATTCCAACCGCTACAGATGCCCTTGCGATACTTGGTATTAAATCTCGTAATCCTTGTGTTTGTGTTCCTCTATTAGGTTGTTGAAGGGAATGTGTTGTATCCATAACAACTAAACAATTTCCAGTGTCAATTTTTGACATTAAAGATAAATTACGGAAATCTACGACTAAATCATCACTACCATAACAATTACCACGTTCACATAAACAAATTACCGGTTTGTCATTAATTATATTTCTAAATTGTTTAATTGGTGATAAATTTGGTGTTTCTAATTTTGGAAATTGATAATTCATATCATTCCATGTTTCTATTACTTTTTGATAAGCATTCTCCATTGCGATATGATTACACATTTGTCCTTTTTTAATATTTAAATCTCTTCCAGTTTGAGCACAAGCAATCACCAAATCAGTTTGACGACATAAAAACGCTGGTATTTGTAAAACATCAACTACATGAGCAACTTTTAATGCTTGTTCTGGAAGATGGACATCAGTTAATATTGGAATATTATATTTTTCTTTAACTTCTCTAAGAATATTTAATCCTTCATCTATACCAACACCACGAAATCCATGAATACTTGTTCTATTTGCTTTATCAAAACTAGCTTTAAAAATAAATGGTATATTGTGTTTTGTCGCGATTTTTTTAATTTCATATGCCATTTTTAAACAATGTTCTCTAGATTCAATTACACACGGACCCGCAATTAAAAAAAATGTATCTTTTCCAATTTCATTCATCATTTTCAGAATTTAATATCATCAAATATTTTATAAAATAAAATTGAAACTCATCACAGTATTTATTATTTATTATTTATTATTTATTATTTATTATTTATTATTTATTATAATGGGTTGTATGTGTTCGATAGAAAATACACAACATAAAATAACAACCGATCAAGATTCAGATATGTTTGATGAAAATTATCCTGAAGATCTTGGAGGAGAACCAATAAATAGTTCAATTGATGAACAAGAATCATCCATTGGTTCGGGAAATATAATTTAGAAATGGTCAAATTAACTTTATATATATCAATAAAATTGATTTACATAATTTATAATATATAATTATAATATTTAATTATAATTGTTTTGATTGACCACTGTGTTAAAAAATGTCCGACAACAAGGAAACATATCATAAGCTTGTTCAACATCAAGAATTTTTTAGGAATTCGGGCAATCCAGATGGAAATTCTACTGTGATGTGCAAGGGTGTCGCCGCCCGACTTTGTCTTGGTGGAGAGTTTGCCCATGGCTATTCGATTGAAACTGTTATCGAATATTTTCATAAGATCAATTCGAATTCATTTCCTGAACTTTGTTTGATTCATTTGATGAATATGTTCATCAATGAAAAGATGTATTATGAAGCATCTAGGATTATTGAAGTTGCAAAGAGTATTCTTCAAAATCAAAATCGTATGACTTCATACCAGTGTATCGACCAATCATATATTACACGATGGGAAAACAAGATTAAGACATTCAATAAGTGATATTTTTTAGCTTGTTTTAGATTGTTTTTTATCAAAAAATTGATATTTATTATTTTTTATATATTTTTTTACTAACCAACACCCACCCCTTTCTCTTTGGAATGTCCGACGTGTTCAATTGGGACTTCAAGGGCTTTGTCAATGTTCCTTCCGGTTCTTTGGTTAAGGAGCTTCGTGATTTTCATCGGGAACAACAAACAGCAGAGCCTACCGAGAACTCGGATGAGCTTCCTGAGAAGTGGGGCGTTCCCAATCCAAAGGGACTCTTTCCTCTCTCCATGGAGGAAGCCCTCAAGTACTTTCTTGAGGAAGCCTTTCAGAAGGGAGGCATGGATCTAGCCCTCGCGGTGCTCGACAAGATGGAAGATTGGCTGAAGGATGATGAATAATCATTCTTTCCTTTTTCAAAAAGATTATTTTTTTATTCTCTTAATAAATAGTAAGAGGTAAGCCAATGGGTAAAAATATATCTAGGCATTCTAAAACAAAGGGAAAACAAGCAACACATAAAAAAACAAAAATTAGAGGTGTTAAAACCATACCTCAATTATGTTCTCCCAAAAGTTTAGAAAATGATTTTAATAAAAATCATACATGTTTTTCAAAAGAAGCATTAATTAAAATAGCGGACGCATATAATAAAGAAAATCCTAATCAACCACAAATACAAGTTAATCAATCAGTCAAAGAAATTTGGAATCACATCGCCCAACGATTAAAAGATAAATGTAAAAATGAATTATGTTGGGTCGAACAAGATTTTATTAAAAAACATAATCTAGATATCATCGAAAAATCATTTAAACCGCCTAAACCAGAATCATGGGAAAAAAATAAAAATGAATGGCTTACAACAACTGATATCGAATCAGTTCTTGTTCAATATGAAGATTTATATCCTGATTTTCAATTTATTGGTCCCGTTCCTGTTGATTTTGATAAAAAAACAGGATTTGGAAAATGTGTTGTTGATGAATTATGTAATATTAATGTTAAAAATCTTCTAGAACAAGAAATTTATCGTATTGGAATTGTTTTTAATCTAGATCCACATGATAAGCCGGGGTCTCACTGGGTAGCAATGTTTATTAATCTTAAAGACCGTTCTTTACATAAAGATAATTTTAATAAGAAAAAAATCCATAAAAGTCAAAAACCTTCAATACATTATTTTGATTCTTATGGTATTGAACCACCAAATGAAATTCTAATATTAATGAAACGTATTAGATACCAAGCATTACAAATTGGTATTAAATTAAGAATATTTCAAAGTGCTTATAGACATCAATATCAGAATTCAGAATGTGGTGTATATTCAATCTATTTTATCACACAAATGTTAAATGGTAAAGATTTATTTGATTTCAATAGATATCATCATAGTGATTCTAAAATGACACGTAAAAGAAATTATTTTTTTCGTCATACTATCTAGAGTTTGCTAATAATAAATAAATAATTATATTTAATGTGTTTTATAAATTTATTCTCATAACAAATTAATATTTTAAGTGAAAGTGGGAGTTCTGGAATAAAAGTTAAATTATTATTAAAACAATACAATTTTTTTAGTGATTTCGGAAGATTTGGTAAAACAGATAATTTATTATTATGACACCAAAGTTCTTGAAGTTTGTTTGGAAGATTCGGTAAATAAGATAATTGATTACATTCACAATAAAGTGTTTGAAGTGAATTAGGAAGTTCTGGTAATAATGTCAATTGATTAGTCCCACAAGTAATTGTAGACAAATTTATTGGTAATTTAGATAAAGTTTTTAATTGATTATTTGAAACATCAATATCATCTAAAGAATCTGGCAAATCAGGCAATTCTATTAATTTATTATTACGACACCAAACCAATTGAACTTCATTTGGAAGCATTGGAAGCGAAGTTAAACGATTAAAATTACAATAAAGTTTTTTGAGTGATTTTGGAAGTTCAGGTAATTCGGTTAATTTATATCCATTTATATCAATACCCTCACAATCTAATTCTTGAATCAAATCAGGGAGTTTTGGAAATGAATTTAAATTATTACCCCCGATAGACAGAATTTTAAGGCTATTTGGAATTTCTGGTAAATCTGATATATCACTAAATTCACAATAATATTCCTCAATTTTTTTTGGGAGTGGTGGTAATGAACTTATACCAATATCATTCTTCAATGATTTGAATTGATGTTGTAGATAAACAATATTATCATAGTCTGGAATAGTTATAAAAGAATCAAATTCATAATAATTTACATGGTTATCATGATATTTAATCCGAATCATTATTATTTAATAAAATTAGTTTATATTAGTGTAAATATTTCAATTTTTTTAATTTAGATTTTGGATAAAATGGAAATATAATCTTCTTATAAAAGTTTAAGTATAAAATAAATATTATTTTTCTTATTAAACTAATAAAAATATATTAAATCTATATAATTATTATATATTAAAAATCAGTATATATTAAAAATCAGTATATATTAAAATAAAATAATGGCGAATAATGGAGATAATAAATTTTTCTCAAAAGAGAATCAGACATTTGTTTATGGACAAATTCAGAATAAAATACAAAATGAAAATAAATATGATATTAATTTGAGTCCTAGATTTAAAAATCATTTTCCTAAATTAATGGCTAAAATTTATGAAACAGTACCAAATTCAGAAAGAAATTTACATACACTCAATCGTATGGCAATTGATAAGATTACACCACATTTTGTTAATCAAATTGGTAAAGTTGTTAAAAATGAGAAACAATCGAATACAATTTTACCAAGACCATTATATGAAAATCAATCTCTCAATCGTGATGATTTTGATAATTTAATTTCACGGGTCGCAACTGAAAGGGGATATAGTAATAACAATAACAATAACAATAACACTAATAATTTTGGTAAAACTATAATTGATTTGACACCGAAGGAATTGAAATATGACAATGAAGAAATTAAAAAGAATTTTGCCCAGTTAAATAAATTACGTGAAAATGAACAGAAAATTTCAACAATTACTAGTCAAAATTCAGTTGGAAATACAAATAATAAAGACATCGGTAATTATCATATCGACCCATTTTCTCTAGAAGATGATATTTTAGAATCCCTAAACGGAAATTCACAACCATTATTTCAAAATATGAACATATTAGAAAATCGTGATTCACAATCAATTAAAGACCAATATAATAAGGAAATGGAGCTTAGAAATAGCAATGATAACAATTCGTTTCCTGTTGATAAAGATATTAGTAGATATTCAACACAAGGAAGAGATCCAAATCAAATATCTGAATCAGTTAAACCCAAAATTAATTTACCATCACATATAACCACCGCACCAAATCGAAAGGAAATAATGAATCAAATAACTAAAAATACACATCATACACAAGAAGAATTTAATCCATCACCAACATTGGAAAATTATATTATTGATAAATCATCATTTAATGACCCTCCAGATTATCGTGAGTTAGAACCATCCAGTTTTAGAGAAGAAAAATCAAAAGATAATGCTCGTGATGTTAGATGGAAAACACAAATACCAAAAGCTACAAATGAAATCCCTAGTGAAAATCCATTATATGATTTTTATCAAGCACATCAGATTTTAGCTAAACGTAAATATCGTGAAAATGCTCATTATATTACTTTATCTAGTATTGATAGAAATTGGGTTAATAATGTCGAATCAAGATATAATTTCGTATTAAAATTTAATCCATCATCTAGTCCTAACGGGGCATCAATTGACTATATTTATAAAAATATTATTAGTATTGAAATTATGAAAGTTATCTTTCCACAAGAAAATGATTTAATCGCGTTTGACAGTCGTATTTTAGTTAATATAAAATCATTTCCTTTCATTGTTCTTTCAATTGACGAAATCGATGGTGTTTTCCGTGGAAGTAATAATAATATTAATGAAGCTTTCGCACAATTACATTTTGATAAGGAATTCGCGACTATAACTTTACCACCTGAATATATAACAACTGAATCAAATGGAGTTGGTGCTGATGTTAAATTTGCGAATCAATATGTTAATGGGAGATATGTATTCAATCCATTTTTATTTGAGAAAAAGAAATATTTTAATACACCTTTAGCAAGTTTAAATCGGATGACTATTAAATTCTTAACTTCATATGGGACAGAAATAAGTTGTCAAAAGGATGTTCTTAAAATTGCTTCGATTGATTTTGTTGACCCACCCGGCGACCTTGAATTATCTGATACAAACGGGTTTCCAACTACCACCAATTGTAAATATATTATGATAACTACAACAACATATTTCTCTAATCGGACATTTAAAATCGGAAATTTAATTAAAATTAAAGGTTATACTATTTCAGGTAATGATGCTACAGAATTACAATTTCAAATATTTATAAATCGTGATGAAGGACATCGGATTATTAATTTGGAACAAGAAAAAATATCAGGACCCAAAAATAATGGATATTTAACTAAAATGTATATTTCACCCCCGGGGGAAATAAATTTAAATAACAGAAGTCTTGACGCATCAACTTATTATGAAGTTGATCCAACTGTTCTTGAATATGGTGATTTAATTAATGTTGATTTACAAGTTTATATGAGTTTTAAAATTGTCACCCGCGAAGAAGACACTCAAGAATTATTAGGTAATTTTAATGTTTAATTGTTATATCATAAAAATACTAAAGTAAAATATTTTACTGTAACTTGAATTTATTTTTTAACTGTTTTTCTTGTCTTTTTATATGATTTAGTTTTTCTCATACTAGTACGTTTACCACCAGTCCATTTACCCATTTCTTCAAGTAATCTGTTGTGTTCTTCCTTTTTCTCTTTTTGCTGTTCAGAGCTTAAAGTATAAAGTGGTGTTCCATTATAAGCTGTAGGAGTCGGATTAATTTGTGGGTTTTTTATTTCTAATCCAGCATTTGGTGTAGCATTAGCATATTTACCGAATCCGAAGGGTAAACCACCAGTTTGTAATTTGGATTTTTTAGATTTTCTTTTAGTTGAATTATTTAATTTTTTCATTTTGTATTATTATAATAATTAGATATTAAAATTAGAAATATTGTTTATTTTTTTTACCATGTTTTTTAGTTTTTTTATGTGATTTTCTTATCGTACGTTTCCCTCCTTTTTTCTTTTTAGGTGGAATTGTTCCTTTCGGTAATTTTGCTTTGAAATATTTTGTATTAATTTGGTTATATATGTTGTTGAAATTGTCATTAAAAATTTTATTTTCATATTTTTCATCAATCTTTTCAAAAATATCTATATATTTGTTTATCTCTGTTTCAGTTAATAAATGGTCAGGTATAGTATAAGTACTGTTTATTTTATGATTATGTATACATATATAATAAATATATTTTCCAATTAATTGTAAAAATACTATCAATAAATATAATTCGTTATTATCTTTATTTTCATGAGTAGATTTACCATTAATATTATTTTTTTGATTTTCAAACTGTTCGATATTAGTCAAATCACCATTTGCTAAAATTCCAGTTATTATATCAGAAACAAATACTTCCACAATGGATACATTTAATAAATCCTTATTAATAAAATCAATAAAATTAGATGATAATTCTATATTATTAGTTTTACGAATGTTTTTTATCAATTTGATTCAATGACTCAATATAATCTGGTAATTTTAATGGTGGTCTTCTAATAGAAACATTAACATTATTATTATAATATATATTAACAAAAAAATATTATTCTAGAATTGATTCTAAAACATTATCAATTTTGAGTCGTGGATCAATTGTTTTAATATATTTAAAAAAATATAGTTCTTTTTCAAGATCATGTGTTGAGTCTAGAAGAGTTTTATTCCAAGAAATATTTATTGATTGTGTATCTTTATAATATGATGAATATGATTTATTTAAAAGTTCTTTGGATGGAATTAGAGATGATTTTTGTGAATTAATAAGATGATGTCTAAAAGTAAATCCAACAATTTTTAATTCTTTTATGGGATATTGTAAAATGTCTAGAATTGCTAGTAATCCAGTTGTGGGACGTGTTTTCATAATTGTAGATAATTTTAAAAAATAAAATGGATTCGGATCAGTGATTATTTCAAGTGGTTTTGTAATAATATATTGGAAATAATTATTAATTCTAGACAAATGTAATTTATTTTTATTATAATTTTTTTTAAGAAGTTCTAAAAGATTTTTATCATTATGATTTATTGGTAAAGTTTTTTGATAATTGCTCGGATATGGAAATACAATTGCTTTTAAATTATCTTTATAAAATTGTAAAAATGTATCAGTTGTTAAATTATTTTGATTTTCTTTGAGATTTGTATAATAAATATCTGTACGTGTCCCAATTATATTATGTAATTCTTTCGGAATTGGATATCCAGATTTAAGTCTAACAATTACATCATAATTATTTATCATATCATTTAAATTATAATTTGGATCTTCTAAATATGGTGCGGGACCAATTAATAATACACGCTTTTTAAATAAGATATTTTCTAGATGTGGATTTCTACCTTTTAAATATAAAAAATCTTCCATTATTTAGATAATTTTCCGATTTTATATTTCGATATCATACGTAAATATTTACTTTGATGATGATAATATTTAAAAACATCATCCGCACATTTTCCCGCATATTTAGCTATACATAATGTACCCCCCGGATGTTGATTAACATAATTTGTAATATCATATATATTATTTTTTACAACTATCCAACAATCATTATGTGAATTATGTTTTATAATTTCTTCCCATTTATATATGGGATATTTTTTAAAATATATATTGTAAATATCAAAACACATTTTATAATGTAATTAATATAATAACTATAATAAATTAAATCAATTTTTTTGTTTTTTTGTAAAGTTAATTTGTAAAGTTATTGTAATCATAAATTAATTATTACGCTAAAATTACAATATTTTTAAATAATAATTAAATAAATAATATGTTTATTAATTTATATTTATTGTTATTTATAATATTAATTATTCTCTTCATATTCTATTGTCATTGTTATCAATTTTTGAAAACAAATTCTGATTATGAAATTATTCAAATGGATAATCCTGATAAATCAATTTTTGAAAAGAAAATGATTCTCAAATCCCCTTCATTTATTATGAATGTAATTTGTCATTGGAAAGGTTTAAATGAAATTAACCAAGATTATATTAATGTTAGTCCAAATATTTTAGAAAATCAAGTTGTTAAGAAGAATTTAGATAAATTTACAAGTTTTTATGACATACCATTTTCAATTAGTCGTAAATACGATTTTCTTATTCTTAAAAAAGGACAAACTACACCACTTTTTAAAATAACAGACCACCGTTTATTATGGGCTAATATATATGGAAAATTAAAATTTGCTATATTTAGTCCTAAAAATGAAAAATTCCTTTATCCAATCAAAGGAGATAAAAATAAAAGTCAAATTGATCATTGGAAAGTAAGTCAATTAACCGAAAATAAAGAATACCCAGATTACGCACAATCTAAATATATTGAAATTATTTTTAAAAAAGGACATATGTTTTATCTTCCATTTGGATGGTGGATGACAATTGAATGTTTAGAAGATTCATTAACCATTAAAATTAAATCTAACTCAATTTTTTCAATGATTTTTTCACAATAAATCACAATAAATCACAATAAATCACAATAAATCACAATTCAATATAAGCAAAAAAAGAACAAATAAAAACAAATCTTAGAAAAAGCAAACATAATGAATCATAATACCGAAACAAATAAAAACCAAGAAGATAGTACAGAACAAACTTTTAAATTAGCATCTACTGAACGTTATGAAGGACAAGTTAAATGGTTTAATAACAAATTAGGATTTGGATTTATCACTGTATGTAGTGAAAATTATTTGCGTGATAATCCAGATAATACAGATGTATTTGTTCATCAAGCTAATATTAGACCATCACATAATCAATATCGAACATTAACACAAGGAGAATATGTTAGTTTTAATTTAGGAACTACTGAGGAAAATAGCCAACATAAATATCAAGCTGTTGATATTCGAGGTGTTAAAGGTGGTTCTTTAATGTGTGATCAAGTTAGAAAACCTAGCACACATTTTCGAGGTGGAGGTAATCATCCGAGAAATGGACAGGGACGTTCTCAAGAAGGTGAATGGCAAAAAGTTAATAGAGAACATAATCGTAATCGAGGTGGAGATAAGAGAAATAATAATAATGGAACACGATTTACACATGAATAAAAATTTTTAGATTATAATTTTATTTTTTATATATTTTAGTTTTATAGTTTTATAGTTTTATAAATTGGGACTAATTAATCAATTGATTTTGAATATAAAATAATCAATCAATTTAGACATAAAAGTAATAATTTTAAAAATGAAAATACAAGTTAAATATAAATTAGGGTTTCCGATTAATCTGTTTATTTCAGGAACTACGGAAATATACGAATATAATTTATTGGATGATATACCAAATTATAATAATATTGTAATGATTGATTTTCAATATAATCAATTAACTTCATTGCCTAGACTGCCCAAATTTCTTAAATATCTCTATTGTTTTGGTAATCAATTAACTTCATTACCAGAACTTCCGAATACAATTCAAGAAATTAATTGTTCAAATAATAAATTAACTTCATTACCAGAACTTCCTAAATCGTTAAAATCTATATATATAATGAATAATAAATTAATTAAAAAAGCGAATAATATTTATTTTAATAAAATCATTTATATGTAAGAATTGGCTAACTTTCATATAATATACTTTCTAGGAAAATTGATTTTCTTTTTTGTTAATATTTTATTTCTAAAAATGATTAAAATTAAATATCGTTTAACAGATGAATTTATGTTGGAAGATTATATAACATTCAATTCATTTGAAGAAATTAATGATTATGATAAAGTTTTATGGATGCTTTATTATAGTGAATATTGTGGTAAATCATTAACTTTATTACCCAGACTTCCGAATTCTATTGTTGAATTTTATTGTAATTATGATTCATTAACAAAATTACCAGAACTTCCAAAATCACTTAAAGCACTAATGTGTTCTGAAAATAAATTAACATCATTACCCGAATTACCTAATTCACTTAAATTACTAAAGATGTAATAATAATAAATTTATAAAAAAACACAAATATTTGAGAAATATTATTTATATTTGATTTGATTCAAAAATATCAATCAATTCTAGATTATCATTTGGTTCTAGATTATCTGGAAAATGTTGAATAATTGAATTATTTATTACTTCGTTAAATTTATTTCGATAATTCTGTGTATATGATTTATTTATACGATTAATAACTTGTGATAAAATTTGAGAACGATAATCTTGACATTTTTCTTTAATGAATGATGATAAACGTTCATAATTATTATTAATTATTATAATTTGATTATTTAAATTATGATCTTTAATCATGTCTTTTAATTGAAATGATTGTATAAAGAATCTTTTTTTTGATATATAATCCGTTGTGAATTTATTAAGTATTTGATTCATTTCTTCTTCTGATTTTTCTTTTAATTCAGGTTCATATTTCATTAAATAATTATCTCTGATTAATTTATGTAATTTATCATTCCATTTTGGATGTCTTTTAAGAGAAATAATTATATTATCTAAATCATCAATATTTTTTATTTGTGTAATTTTAGTTGTATAATCAGTTCCACAAATTAGGCATATATCAACAAATTGTTCATAACTTAATAAACCAATATCTTTAATAATTTCATCTAAATTATATTCTGTTGGTTCTTTATTAATATCATATGTGAAATCGCGTAATGTTTTTGGACATCCTAATGCTAATGGATCTAAATCATCCGTTATCATTATATCAGCTATATTTTGTTTTACCATTTCAGTACATACTAAATCAGCTTCAATTTGGTCTTTTGAATGAATATATTTAATTCCTATAATGTCAAACATTTCTTTTAAAGTATCAATAATTTTTTTTGTTATTCTAGTACATTTTTGGTGATTTTTTTTCATTTCATCTTCCAATTTTTCTTTAATTTTTGTTATTTCTGAAATTGTTATTGTTCGATAATCTGGTTTATTTCCATTTAAAAGTAATTCATAAAAGAATTCTTCACATTCTTTTTTAGGAAATTCATTTTCATTGATTTTTTTTTGGTCTGGACTATTTTCATGAAATTGTTGATATTTTTCTGTTAATATTTCATCTATCAATTTTAATGCTTGGTTTACATCAACATTTCTTTTTTGTCTTTCTTTAATTTGTGTTTGTCTTTTTCGTAATGTTCTTGATTTTTCAAGTGGTGGTAGCCCATCGAAACAAAATATTGGATAAATATTGTTTGAAACTAAAATATCAAAAATCATAAGAAATCCAATTAAATATTTATCTCCTTGGCTATATAAATATCTAAATAAGAAATTGCTCACATCTATTACTACAACTTTTCCATTATATTTATTTAATTTAATTTTTTTTAATCCTTTGTTATTTTTTGATTGTAAATATGGATTAATTATTTTAATTCCCATTCTAATAATAAGATCGATATCTTCAAATAAATATTATTTTAAAATTCAATTTTTATTTTTTCATTCGGTTCTTGTTAAAATAATGTTAATCTGAATGTTTCTAGATGTTCTTTTTTAATATTATGATAAATATTATGATTCATAAGTAATTTTAAACACATATTAACATTTTTTTGAAAATAATTATTATTGTCTATAATTATTGAATGTAGCATATCATAATATACATCAATATTATTCAATTCAATACCTTTTTTACTAATATAAAATTCATTACCTCCCTTATTAATTTGATATTCTATGTATTTATCTAGATTAATTATTGATGCCGTTTTTAGAATAAAATATTCTAAAACGGATGTTTTTTGATTGAGTTGATTATTTTTTTTTATAATTCGTAATTCTAGACATTTATTTTTATCATTAGTATTTATTATAAAATCATTAAAAGTTGTTATTCCTAAATTTTTAAGAATTTTAGATGTTTGAAAAATACTAAACTTCTTTTCATTTTCTAGTAATTCCAAAAAATATTCAAAATCATTACTTAAAAACATTGTATTAAATAATAACGCCAATGTTTCTGTAAATGTTTCGTATATTCTATATCCACTATCATTATTAGTTTGGAAATGACAATCTATTTTTTGTTTTAAGTTTCTCTCATCTAGAATAAATTTAAATGAATTATCTAACTGATAATAATGTATTGATTCATGTAGTATTAATTTCAAAAATTCTTCTCGTCTCCAAATGGTTATTTTATTCCCGTCAGTTGAACCAGAATTAATTTCTTTTGAACCGAAATAATTATCATTTGTTGTTTTTATTTTTTTAATATTTGTTAAGTATATTTCAATTATTAATGGTTTTGTATCTTGATAATATATTGGGATAAAATATGACCTAGTAAGAACTGTTAATAATTCTTTATTACTTAATTTATGATTACTATGAATAATAATATTTAATTTGATTTTTTGATATGTATAATTATATGAATATGTATAAATAAAACCCCGTTCGATTTCTAATTTAATTTCTATCGGACAAAAATTATTATATGATATATTATTATTCTTGTTTGATAGTAATATTCCTATTTGATTTAGTAAATTATAAATATCATTTGAATATAAATTATAAATCGTAGAAAATTCAGAAATTATATTATTTGTTGTTGTTGTTGTTTCAATAAAATTGAGGATTTTTTGATTAGTTTGGTTTATATTTTTCTCTAGAATAGGTTTTATTTTATTTTTATTTTCTAAAAATTTTCTTAATATTTCTGGAAATATTATGTTTTGTTTTTCTTGATTTTTTTGTTCAATAAATTTTTCAACATGTTTATCTTTTTTCAATTCTAGATGTATTTTTTTATAATTTGAAATTACTGAATAATACCAATTTTTTAAAATATTTAAATTTTGTTTTTTTATTGTTGATATTTTCTTATTATGAAAAAGTAATTCTAGAGTACTCAATATTTCTTTTTCATTTTTCATTTTATTATTCTAAATAGATATTTTTATAAATACATTTCTTCATCATCTTCTTGATCAGCATAACCATTAACAATATCATCAAATTCCTCTTTTCTCTGTTCATGTAAAACATCACTTATATCTAATAATGCTTCTCCTGCCGTAAGTGAATTTTTACCCGAATCAAAATCATCCAATATACGTCTAATTTCTCCCATTATTGTAATTTTACGATCACTCACTTGTTCAAATGATTCTTTATTATTTTTTTTTGATTTTGTTTTTGTTTTTGATTTTGATTTTAATTTGATATTACCTAAATCCAAATTCTTATTTAATGATTCTTCATCACTTTCTTCTTCTTCACTTTCTTCTTCTTCATCACGTTCTTCTTCTTCGGTATCTGATTCATCTTCTTTAAAGTTTTCTGTTTCTTTTTTCTTTTTAGTTTTTGATGATTTAAAATTTGGATCTTCATTATAATTTGGTGTATTTGTGAAACCTTCAAAATATTTAGTTTGAGATGAACTTGTTAATATGTCTATTAATAATATTATTATTATCAAAATCGCAATTTTAACATCATAAATTAATGTAAACCATAATAACACTAATAAAACAAGTTGGTAATAATGTCGTTTTTTATTAAATTTATTTTGTATTGATATTAAAATTATTAATGATATAATTGTAAATGGTTGTGTTAAATATTTTGATTCTTGTGGATAGAAATAATGACAAAAAATAATCCCACAAATTGTAATTAGCAAATTATAATTCATATTCTTTTTATTTTATAATAATAAAATAATAATAAAATAATAATAAAATAATAATAAAATAATAATAAAATAATAATAAAATAATAATAAAATAATAATAAAAAATATTCTCATTAACAAAATAAAGATAATAATGAAGGAAATATTTTTAACATCTGGATTTTTCTTCATCTTTCTATTTATAATATTTACGATTACTACTTATTTAAAAAATAAAAAAGAACAATTTGATATATTAGATATTATTACTAGTGAAATGAATCAAGATAAAAATTATCAAAAATGTATTGACCAAAATCAATTTATAAACACTCAAAGTAAAGGGAAATATCAAAATTGTAAAGATGCGGTTCAATCTATCAGTCGTTGGGGTATGGGTTCAACTTCAAATATTGGTTATGGAGAAATGGGAACAATTTGCCCTGTTTCTTGTCTTTTATCTACACCATCTAAATGTTTAGAATCTACAGTATTGGAACAAGAGGAATTGTTAGAAAAAATTAAAAAACAAGAACATGAATATCGTGTTAATAGTTTTAAAAATCTTAATAAAATTTCAAATGGATTAAATAATCATTCAGAACATATTAATAATTTATATCAAAAAGATTATGTTCAAGAATTTCTTAGATATCAAAATGATAGTCCATATTCAATTTCTGACCCAATATTTAATAATATTATTAAAGAAAAAATTAATATAAATAACCAAAATAACCAGAATAACCAGAATAACCAGAATAATGATAATATGACACCGTATCCATCAATAGATTATAATAATTGATTATAATCAATTAATTTTTTATTATCGATAAATCCAACTAATTTATTAGAATTATCAATAACTGGTAATCCAACATTTAATATTTTTCTTTCTTTATCAATTAAATGTCTCAGGTCGGTTAATTTTGTTTTATAATGGATTGTTTTTGGATTTTTATTTTCAAGAATTGATATATTAATATTATTTAGATTATAATGTGTTGGATTATCTGTTATCCATCTTCGAATATCACCATCACTAACAATACCCTCTAGAATTGTATTATCATTTTGATTAACAATTAAACAATATCCGACATGTTTATTACTCATTTGAATCATTGTTTCAAGTAAACTTTTATCACGTGTTATACAACAAATATTATCTAAAGAATACATAATATCTTCTATTTTTAACCATATTTTTTGACCAATAGAACCAGCAGGATGATTCGTTCCATATGTTTCAATATCAATATTCATTTTATTCATTAATGTTGCTACCAATAAATTACAAAAGACAATATATGATATTATTGATGTAGTCGGTACCATATCAAAATTGTAATCTAATTCTTTACCACATGGTAAAATTAATGATTTATGACAATCTTTTTCTAATTTTGAATTTAATTGACAAAAAACACCAATTAAATATACAGGCATTTGTTTTAAAAAAAATATTAATTCTATTAATTCTTTTGTTTCACCACTTTTACTATATATAAATATAATATCATTTTTAGATAATGTTCCTAAATCTCCATGTAAAGAATCAATCGGATGTAATATATGTGATTTAAATCCAATTGATTTTAATAGATCACTTGTATGTTTTGCCATATTATAACTTTTACCAATTCCAGTAAAATAAATTGTTGATACCTCTTTATTTTCGATTAATAAATCACTGATTTCTTCAATTTTTATACAATCCATATTTTGATATATACATTCAGTTTCATTTTTTTGTTTATCTAAAAGTTGTTTAGACAATGACATTTTTTATTTTTTAATTTATTCACGTGAAATTTAATATATAAAATAAAACACAATAAATTAAAATTGATTTGTATTTGATATTATTATCATTATTATCATTATTAATAAAATATAAAACCCAAATATCAAATTCAAATATAAATTTCAATGTTAATAATTTATAGATTGTTATGTTATTTATTAATTATAATAATTGCGAATAATATAAAAATAAGTAATAAAACACGTTTATATTATTTATTTATTGGACTAATTGTTAATTATATCAAAATAAGTAATAACACAATAAATACATATTTTGTCTATGAAAATAATAGATGTTTATTTTATATGAAAATTATAATTTTACTTATGTTGTCATTTGTTGATTATTGTTGTAAAAGACATAAAAATATTATATTTAATACAGTTCTAGATGTGTCATATTACATTTTATTAATTGAAATTATTATAAATATATCTATGATTGCATTTATAAATATTATATTTCCATTTTGGCAACGTATATAATAATAATAAAATTGATTATAATTAACATATTATAATGTTTTTTATTTTAATTTATAAAATGTATATTAATATAAATTATATTATTTTATTACTTTTTATAATTGTTAATTTTTTACAACTATATTATAAAGATTTTTCAATTTGTGATATCATTAAAATTAATATTGGTTTTTGTGTAATATTTTTACATTTACATATTCAAATGTTTATATATCATTTAAATTTTTCATATATATCTAGAATTACTTTTATTTCTAAAAGTATTACACATTATTTAATTAATCATTTATACAGAACTAATGTAAAATATGAACTAATTCATGATATTATATTTCACATTCCCTTCATATTATTATTAATTAATAATTCTATAATTTTATATATTTTCCCAAATAGTTTGTTCATATTTATCATCTTATTTCTTTACACTATTTATAATGCTAAATAAAAATGCTAAATATGTTTTTTAAATTGGTCTTCTGAAAAAATTTAAAAAATTGATTCTAGAGATACAATATTATTACAATATTATTACAATATTATTACAATATTATTACAATATTATTAACAATTTATATAATGTCTTTTACAGATGTTAAAAAAGAAAGTTCATTAGTTATTGATATTATCGGATTAATTGGAGGAATTGTTATCGCAATTGGTCCAAGTGTTCAATTAATTAAAATTATTAAAACCGGTGAAAAAAAAGATATTTCATTCAAATGGATGCTTCTTTATACAATTGGTATGATTGGAAGTCTTACTTATAATTCACATTATCAAAATTATCCTATATTAATTCCTGCTGTATTTGAAGCAATTGTTATTATAATTATGTTTATTATTAAAATTTATGCTTATTTTATTAATCGCAAAAATAATCAAAAAGAAAATAATCAAAAAGAAAATAATCAAAAAGAAAACAATCAAAAAGAAAACAATCAAAAAGAAAATAATCAAAAAGAAAATAATCAAAAAGAAAATAATCAAAATAAAGATATTATGATGATTGAAATTTCTGATATATAGAAATTCAATATAAATATTTCTTATTGAATTATAATAATTATTATTATTAATGATTTCGAATAAAACAAATGATTTTAAAGCTTCTGGGATATTGATACGAACTAAAATAGGAGATGAACAATATTATTTTATGTCATTGGAGAAGAAGAGAGGATTATGGGGAGATATTGGTGGAAAACGTGATAATAAAGACAAGTCAATTTTAGAAACGGCAATTCGTGAATTCAATGAAGAAACAAATAATTTATTTTTTTTAGATGATGTTGATTTATTTGGAAAAACAAGTCAGTTGATCCAAGAATATTTTTCTAAAGAAATTAAAATTTATCATAGTAAATATTTAATTTATTTATTGGATATACCTATATATCAAATACCATGGTTAAAAAAATATAATCTAGATTTTAATAATGTTAATAATCTTAGAAAAATAACAAAAGAACATTTTGGTGAAATTGAAAATCAAAATGGATTAGAAAGAGAATTGTCATTCATTTCACAATCTGAATTTATTAATCTATCAAATAAAAAGAAAATCAATCCACGTCTCTATTGTAAATTACTTCTACAATCTAAAAAAATTAATTTAAGGAATATGTAATATATATTCATTTAAATATTTAAATTATAATGCCTAAAGAAAAAGAAAAGACACTTGAAAGTAAAGTAAGGAAATTTCCCCCATATGGTGGATTTGCGGTTGAATTATTAAAATATGTATGTGATAAAAATAATTTAATGTTTCTTGAAGTTTGGAATCAATGTTTTCCAAATTTAAGTGATACAAAAGCACAACAATTATCAAAAAAAGCAATGAAAAATTTAGATCCGAGAAATACATTTATTACAATTCAAAAAACATCTGGATATAGATTGTATAGTTCTCATAGGAGAGAAGAAATTAAAAAGAATGGTGGTAAATTTGTTTTCAATGAACACAATTCTTTAATTGCGAAAGAATGGGATAAATTAAATGATGCTACTAAAAAAATATGGTATGATAAGGCTGATAAGGAAAATATTGGATATTTTAAACAATTAAATGAAGTTGAAGAAAAAATTAAAAATGGAGAACTTGCTGAATCACCATTTAGAAAACCAGAACGACCAACAAAATTAAATGGATTCAATATGTTTTGTAAAGCTGAAAGAGAGAAATGTAAAAATAAAAATCCAGATTTGGATCAAGGAGGGATTATGAAAAAATTATCATTATTATGGAGGGAACTTGATGAAGATATTCGAAATGAATGGAAATCAAAGGCATCAGATGAAAATAAAAAAATTGAGGCTGAATTAAATAATGAATCACATGAATCACATGAATCACATATGAATGATGAAGTTAAACATACTAAAGTAAAATCTAAAGTGAAATCTAGTTAAATAAATTCTGTATGAATTGAATAAATTTATTTTTTAAATTATTATTAAAATAGTGTCCCCTAACATCGGGATGATTTCTGTAAATATCGATAAATGGATTATTATCATAATTTATTAATTTTTTTTCTTTATTACAATCTGAACCATCAAGATGTTTACATTTACAAATAACTTTTTCCACATTTGAATGCATTTGTGATTGTACTATAGTTAGAGCTGGAATTTTTGGAATGTCTCTAATTTGATTATTACTACAATTAATTTTATATAAATTGTCTAAATAATTAATATTCGGACATAATGTTAATCTGTTTGAACTACAATCTAATGATGTAATATTTATCGGAAGTTCTGGTAATTGTGTTAATCTGTTTGAATTACAATTTAGAATTTTAAGTGATTGTGGTAATGTTGGTAATTGCGTTAATTGATTTGAATAACAAAATAACCAAATTAGTGTTGGAGGTAATGAATTAATTATATTTATTTGATTATTACAGCAAACAAATTTTTCAAGTATTGGTGGTAATGAATTAACTATTTTTATTTGATTGTTACTAATATCTAATGATTTAAGTGTTTCTGGTAATGAAGTAAGTGTACTTATTTGATTATTATTACAATATAATATTTCAAGTGAAGGGGGGATATTTTCCAAAATTTTTAAATAATTATTTACACAATTCAATGATTTGAGTGTTAATGGTAGATTCGGAAGTTGATTTATTTTGTTATAAGAACAATCAAGATATTCTAGAAATTTTGGAAGTTCTGGTAGTTCAGTTAATTGGTTATAATGACAATCAATATCGATTATTGAGTCATGTAAATATGGTAATCTAATTAATTGATTATTTGAACATTTAAGTATTTGAAGCGAACTCGGAAGTTCTGGTAGTTCAGTTAAATTATAGTTTGAACAAAATAAATGTTTTAATGATTTTGGTAATCGTGGGATTGTATTTAACTTTAATTTATTATTATTATTATTATTATCATTATCATTATTCATAAATGTTAATCTTACAACAGAATCAAAATCTTTAATTTTATCAAGAGAATCAGTATGGAGAGCCCCGATTTGTTGGTCAGTGGTATATTTATAATATATCATTATCATTTTAATAAATATTATCTAGACTATTATTATCTAAACTATATAATAACAATAATTCAATTTTAAATATGATTATATTAACCTAAATTTACTATTTTATGATTATTTTTATGAAATAAAAAATAAAAACAGTAATGACTTGTATTTAATGACTTGTATTTAATGACTTTTAAATAAATTCTGGATGAATTTAATGAATTTATTTTTATTTACATTCGGATTAGTGTTAGTAAGGTTATTCATTCTAATATAATAATCCGTATTATTTGAATAATATCCTTGAACATCAAAATGATTTTTGTAAATATCAACAAACGGATTATTATCAAAATTAATTATTTTTTCTTTATGTTTTTTATCGTTTGTTATGAATGTTATATTATCATTGTCGTCAATAGTGAAATATTCACATGGATCAGAAATTAATAAACTCGCATTTGAATACGCTATAAGGGTAATTGGTATTTGTGGAATATCTGTAATTAGGTTAAAACTACAATCAATCTTATGAAGATTACTCAAATGATTAATATTTGGTGATAATCTCAATTGATTAGAACTACAATTTAATGACCATAGGTTATTTGGTAGTTCTGGTAATTGTGTTAATTGATTAGAACTACAATCTAGATGTGAAAGTGAATGTGGTAATTTTCAAATTTTAGTTATTTTGTTTTGATAACAACTAAATTTTTTTAGTGAAGATGGTAATGAATTGATTATACTTATTTGATTATCATCACAATACAATTCTTCAATTAAATTTGGTAAATTAGGAAGTGATTGTAAATTACATTTGCTAATATTGATAATTATCAGTGAATTTGGAATATTTTTTAATAATTTTGGTAGTTCTAGAATATTAGGTATATTAGATTCATTACCACTAATACGTAATAATACAACCGAATTAAAATCTTGAATTTTATCAAGAGAATCAGTTTTGAGAAATCTTGTTGATGGGTTAGTGGTATATTTATAATATATCTCTACCATTTTACTAAATAGTATCATTCGTATATTATGTGATCGGATTTCAAATTTTTTCATAAATATATCAATATAAAACTTCCAAAAACAATCAAAAAGTATTCGTATATTTTATTAAAATAAAAAACATTATAGTAATAATACATAAATAATTATGAATATCGATTATTTAGCTAAATATATTAAAAATGAAAAATTAACAGTCATATCATATGGAACAAGTCGACAAAATTTAGCATTATTTGAAGTTTATTTAAATAAAAAACAAATTATATTTAATCATAATTCTAATCGGGGTATTAATGTTGTAGTTATTAGAGAAGAAAATAGTAAATTTATTGTTGAATCACATAAAATATATGATTTTTGGAATAGTGATCTGAATAAAATTATTCGTAATGATATAATGGAAATACAATCTGATAGAATTATTATAATTGGAATTAAAGAAGATGGAAGTAAAAAATTAAATTTAGAAACTAGAAACTTTTTTACAGAATATTGTAAATCAACATATGCGATGGAGATTAGTAAACATCAATCATGGGCATTGGTAATAAAAAAAATTGCTCTAAAAGGTATTGAAAAAGTTTCAGAATCTTATGAACAATATCAACATGCTAGAATAGATGGATTATTCCATTTAACTTTTATTAAACCCAAATTACCAGAAATTTATAATAATTCATATTCTTTTAACCCAAATCTTATTTCATCATCAAATGTTAAAGAAAAAACTAGACAATTAAAACAAATTCTCAATAAAACAGAATCTATAAATGAAAAATTTAAAATTATGAATAATTATTATCAAGATGAAGAATGTTATATTATTAGTTGCGGACCATCTCTAAATAATTATCCACAAAATCTCATTAAAAACATAGCCGGTAAAGCTGTAGTAATTACAATTAAACAAGCATTCGATGTATATGCTGATATAACAGACTTTCATGTTTTAAATTGGTGTAATTATCAATTATCAACATATAATAATAATATAATAAGTATTTATATGAGTGAGAAAGATTCTATTAGTAAATACCATGATATTACACTTAGTTTAGACCCAATATATTATATTAATCGTATTAGAAATACTACTAACAAAATACCCCCTTTATCAAAATCTTGTAGATTTAATGATTATTTATTTGAAAAAAGAATAAAAAGACCTGAGGGACCCGGAATAATGTATGAAATTCCAATTTATTTAGCCATTCATTTAGGATGTAAAAAAATAACTATATTAGGATGGGATTTAAATTATAAATTACCCCAATCAATTCATGATAATTCCCATTTTTATGGAACAAATCCTCATACAAACAAACATATTATTAAAATTATTAATGAAAATGATTACATTATTGCTTCAACACCAATATTATATAAATGGTTAAAATCATTGAATATTGATTTATTTATTATTTCAAATCAAAGTAAAGTTAATAATATTATTCCAAGAGTTAATCCAGAAACAATTTATAATCAAATAATTAAAAACGAAAATACAATAATCCAAAAAGCTATTTCCGAAATTGAAATAAATCAAGATAAATTATTCGAAAATTATATGACTGTTATTAATCAATCATTACTCGAAAAACTCACTAATATTGATAATATTTAATCCGTATTTTTGGTTTGGTTTGTAATAAAAAAATTGAAATGTTCTATTTACATTAGTTTTTATTAAATTGTGTGAAATAACGTCAAACTAAAATCACGTTCAAAAATGAAATCCGAAGCGAATCAAACAATGTATGACTATTGTCAGTTGTTTGGTCTGATATTCAATCGAAAACCATCATCTGAAGAAATAGATAAGATTATTAAAATCGCGAATAGTAAACCAAACAACCATCCTCTTAAACAATTATCTAGAAATTGTTTTTATGAAGGTGGATTTGAATTACCACTTACTAAAGAACATATTATTGAATTTAATAATTTTAACAATTTTAAACCAAATTCAAGAAATCAAAACAATCAATGGTTGTATTATCAAATTCCCAATGTCAATTATCAACCATCAAGACAATTGAGATGGAATACATCTTTTGGAAATCATCAATTACGTGTTAAGGATGGTTTATCATGGAATCGTCAAGAAATTCAATCATTTGTTGACATTTGTTATATTGTCGGATTACTTGTTAAACCATGTTATTCTAAATATTATGATGGTAGAACAAGTGATAATGATTATGAATATTACATTAATAAAAAAACAATTGATTGGGAACAAATTAATATGATTAATAAATATTTCACAATCAGAAAAATTGTAATAAATGATTTTAAACAATCTATTATAAATAATCAATTAAAATATACATGTGATCAATTATCTCAAATTATTAGAAAGAATAGTATTTTATTAACTAATATTTCGTCTTCTTTTTCATGTGAAGGTGGATTTTCATTACCAATGACAGATGAAGTTAAAAATACATTCAAAGATTTTGCAAAAAAATACAGTGATTATTATCCACATCCTTATTTTGATAGAAATTTTCGTGATTATCGATTTATCATGAATCATAACAATCAAAATCTAGAATTACGTATTTTTTCAAATTTATGTTGGAGCATTGAAGAAATAAATGAATTTATTGAAATACTGTCAAATCATGGTTATGATGCTTATATCGATTATTCATCTAGAATTCAGGTATACCTGTTTTAATCTTATGATGAATTGAAAAACCATCTTCTGGAATTACTGGTAATACAGGTGTTGGAGGTGTAATTGATGACATACTAACCATATTATATGATATAATATAATAAAAACTTATTAGGAGAATTACTATAAATGCGAAATATTTAAGATAATCTTGATAATTAGTTTCTATTTCTTTTTGTTTATTATAATAATATAAATATCCTAATGAAATTAAACTTAAAATAATACTTAGTAAATATGGATTTTTTAAATAATCTAACATAATTTTTATTTATTAATTTTTATTTATTAATTTTTATTTATTAAAATAACAGTTAAAAAGAAATAAAAATAAACGCTAAAATAAAATTTGAAAGTGTTTAGATTCTAGAATTAATATATCTGATATTTTGATATGTTTTACCGCGAAAACATATTTTATTATCTTTTAATATTTTTACACGAAAAACATTCGATAAACAATTTAATCCAGATACTGATTCTGGAATATTTGGCATTGACTCAATTTTATTTTTTGAACAATCCAATTCACTAATTTGATTTGGTAATTCTGGTAATTTTGTTAATTGATTTTTTGAACAATGAAGAATATTTAATGAATATGGAAGATTTGGTAATTTTATTAATTTATTATCATTTGCTATAATTTTAATTATTGTATGTGGTAATTCTGGTAATTCTATTAAATTATTAATACTACATTCTAGAAAAGTAATTGAAGTATTTTTTAATTCTGGTAATATAGATAACTTATTTCTAAAAATTATCAAACTAATTAATTTATTTGGTAATGATGGTAAATAAAATAATTGATTATTATTACAATGTAAATATTCTAGATTTTTTGGTAATTCTGGTAATTTTTCTAAATTGTTATTATAACAACACAATTTATAAAGTGATTCCGGAAGGTCAGGTAATTGATCTAAATTATTATGATGACATATAAAATATTGTAAATTATCTGGTAGTTTATCTATTTGATTTATTAGGTTATGACTACATTTTAATTGATGTAAATTTTTTGGAAGATTTGGTAAATTAACTAATTTGTTATGAGCACAATGGAGTTTCTCTAGATTGTTTGGAAGTTCAGGTAATTTAGTTAAATTATTTCGATAACAATCTAAATATTGTAATGTATCAGGTAATTTGGGTAAATCAATTATTTTACAAATACTACAATCTAAATATTCTAAAACATTTGATAATTTAGGCAAATTTGTAAGAAAATTATAACTACAATCTAAATATTTGAGATTTTTTGGAAGTGTTGGAATATAAGAAAACATTATCAAATGTAATATTTTTTATTAATAATTGATGTGATATGTTTTCAATTTTATCACATTCAATATCTATATTCGATATTTCATTATCTAAATTGTCAATATATTTAATACATATGCTCATCTATTTTTTGATAATTTTCTATATAATAAATATTTATAATCAATTTTTTTTGGGTAATTTTATCCCGTTATTTAATCTCTAAAAATTGATTATCACTAGAACAAAACAAATAAAACAAAACAAATAAAACTAAACAAATAAAACAAAACAATCATGAATTTGAAAGAAATAACTTTTCAAAGTTTATTAAATTTGTCGATGTGTAAGTATATTGGTGTTAAAATTGACACATTATCCAATATTATTGAAAGTATTGGGAATAATTCTCAAAAAAAATATCTTTGGGATGTTATCATTCCTTCTCTAGAAAAAGAAATACCTGACAAATGGCAACGAGAAAAATATCATCTAAAACCAGATATTATTGAAATGATTATCAATATCAAATAATTTGGCTAATCTATATTAATATTAATATTAAAAATTGATTATATTTTATTATATTTTATTATAATTACTTTGATTATTTCGGTTATTTTAATTTGATTGTAATAATGTCAGAATCAACAAACGGAATAACATTTGAAAAGTTGTTGGAACTTTCGAAGAGTCCTTATGTTGGTGTCAACATTACAACTCTTACAAATGTTGTTGAACAAATTGGAAATGACGAACAAAAGAATTTTCTTCGAGATGGAATCATTCCGACTTTTGAACAACAAATTACAAACCCTGAAAAGAGACGTTTGTATTGTTTCAAGCCTCTTGTTATTCAAATGCTTATTGAGAAGGGTAATACTTCTTCAAATAAGTAATTTTATTTGATGTTGATTATTTAATAGTTCTTTAGCCTTATTGTAAGCTGTTAATTTTTCAAACCAAAAACCGGATTCATTTCGTATTAATTCTTCTTTAATATATTTTTTTCTAATCAAATAAGAAACTAATCTAATTAATTCTTTTTCCTTAATATATTGTTGTGATGAAAAATCTTTTATTAATTGATTTTTTTCAGTATCATTTTTATTATTTATAATCCATTTTATTAAATTTTGTGAATGATGTGTTAAATTAATTTCTCGAGGTGGTGATTTTTTATTCATTATACAAACATCACAAAATGTATTACATTTAAATGTATGTTCATCAAGATTTTCACCAAAATAATGACATAATTGAAGATGTCTACATTCAATCGTATTTTGTGAGAAATTATTTATTTCTCTTATTTTAATTAACTGGTATTTTTGAAAATCTTGAATACGATTTAATTCTTCATTATCCATTTGATTTTGAATATCTTCTTCTTGTTTGGTATCTTCTTCTTGTTCGGTATCATCTTCTTGTTCGGTATCTTCTTCATCAGATGATTCAGGAAGAAAATCAATATCTTGATTTTTTACGGGAATATTATAATTATCAATTTTTTGAACAATATCATTTTCAACTAATTTACGATATACAATAGCGTCAGAATAATTATACATCATATAACAAAATGATTTTAAACCATCACGACCCGCACGTCCAATTTCTTGATAATAATTCTCAATTGAACGAGGCATTTTATTATGGATTACAAATCTAACATCTGGTTTATCAATTCCCATTCCAAAGGCAACGGTAGCAACAATAATTTTAATAGTCCCATTAAACCATTCATTTTGAATGCGTGTTCGTTCTTTATCTGATAAACCCGCATGATAGAAATCAACACTAAACCATCCAGATAAAAATTTTGAAACTTTCTGACAATCATCACGACTATGACAATAAATAATTCCAGATTGATTATTATGAGATTTATTAATTAAATTACGCAATTCAAATAAATTTTTTGTTCCATATCCACGTGAGATAATATTTATAACTAAATTATTACGTAAAAAACTTGTTTTTATAACTTTATATTTTTCATTTCTTTCATTCAAATTTAATAAATAAATAATATCTTCTTGAACTTTTTGATTTGCTGTTGCTGTTAATGCTGTAAGTAATAAATTAGGAAATTGTTTTAATAATATCTTTAAATGTAAATATGAGTGTCTAAATTCATGTCCCCATGTTGAAATACAATGAGCTTCATCAATTACAATTCTTTTTAATAAATTTTTTTGATTTACTAATTTTAATAAATCAAATAATCTCGTTGAACTAGTTAACATCTCAGGTGTTGTATAAAGTAATTCAATTTGAACTTTCAATTTAGGTTTTTCTAAACTATTTTTATATTTAAATAATTTTGGAACTAATTTTGAATATATTTCTTCTTTTTCAGATGTTGACATATCACCAGTTAATGACGCAACTTTAATCTGTTTTTTACCATATGATAATAACTTTTTTGTTTGATCATAAATTAATGATTTTAACGGGGATATTACTATTGTTAATTCTCCAGTTCCTAAAGCTGGTAATTGGAAACATAATGATTTTCCTGAACCAGTCGGACTTATAATAACAATATTTTGATTCAAATATTCAAATGCTTCTTTTTGAAATGAATACAATGACTCAAAACCAAAATATTGCTTCACTTTTTCTTCCATTATTTCCATTTTGTTTTCTGTTTCCATTTTGTTTTCTTTTATATTAATTATTATTCTCTAGAGGTTTATATATGAATTCTCTATACATTAAAATAAAAAATTAAAAAGTAAAATCAATTTTTTATTATTCTCTATTATTATTCTCTATTATTATTCTCTATTATTCCTTATTATTATTCCTTATTATTATTCCTTATTATTATTCCTTATTATTAATCTAATTTACGTATAATATTTCGGTTTAGAGTGGTGATTTGTTGATTAGATCTATCCATTTTTGGGTTTATTTGGTCTAATAATTTATTATGTTCATTAAGTTGAACACCTTGTAAAATGGCGATATCTTTAAGAATATCTAATCTTGAAGACAATTTATTAATGTCATCATTATCTTGTTCTCTTTCAATTAATAAAGTATCATTTATTTTTTCATTAATGTTATTTATTTGATGTGTATTTTCGGGAATTACTTCTGATATAATTTGACTTTCAACATATTTTTTATTTTTCCAATAACTTGGTCTGAAAATTTTAGTAAAATTATATCCAAAACTATTAATTTTAGCCATTGTTTTATTTGCTGACTGAACATTTACATTAATTCCATCTAATAATTTATTCACATTATTAATTTGTTCTCCTTGTGTTTCTAAAACTTCAATTGTTTTAACACCAATATCAATTGTTTGGTCTAATATTTTAATAGACTCTGAAAAATCATGTTCTTCAATATCTTTATATCTTTTATTCAATTGTAAATGTGAATCCATATATATTAACAAATATTATATTTTATAAATTAATACTTTTAATAATTATTATCAATTTTATTACTATATATTTGTATCTAAAAATACATAAATTTTACATTGGTATGTTTATATAAAAAATTGAATTCATATAGCCTATAATGATATATATTAACTAAGATAATAATTAATATAATAACAATAAAATGACATCATATATCACAGATTTTCTCAAACAAAATGGTTTTGGAAATCCAAATGATCCAATGAATTGTCCATTCGCACCATTAAAAAGTCAAAATGAAAATCCAGATAATCAATCCGAAAATGAAACTAATCAAAAAGCTTGTTTTTACAAAAATCCATTATTTTTAACATTTGTATTTTTGGTATTTTTATCAATGACTGGTCTTAATTTATATTTAACAAACTTTTTTGTCAAATACATCTTTGTAAATTTATGTTTGGTTATGATTTTTGGAATTGTTTTTAGAGGATTAGATAATGGTGTTTATCATCTAAATTATCTACATTGTAAAATTACAAATGTTTGTAAGAATGGTATTCAACAAACTTTCGATTATGGTATTACAAAATGGAAAACATCTAGATTTAATCAAAATCAAAATCAAAATCAAAATCTAGATAATCCACCAAAACAAGATTAGAGAAATCATTAATTAAAAATATTTTTATATTATATAATAATAAAAGTATAATAAAAAATATAATGTCATCACAAACTCAAGAAAGTACAATTAGTGTTTGTTTAAAAACACCTAAATTAGGAACACTTTTATTTTTTTTGATATTCGTCCTAGCAATTCCAATTATTTTAATTAGCACAGACAATACCAATTTATTAAAATATTATTTACCATTTGTTGTTATGTTAGCTAGTACTATCACAACGGCTGGATATCCAGATATAAATCAAGATTTATATCCAATGTATCCAACTAATATGATTGGTTTTCTTTCTAAGAATTTAATTAATTTGGTCGCATTGGTTGGGATTATGTGGCAAGCATTGGAAGTTGGATTAACTACACGAGAACTTGAAACAAGTGTTATCATAGGTGTTGTTATGATGATAATTACATTCCCTGTATCAACACAAGCAATTCCATTCTTTATACGTTCTGGAGATATTTTCCTTCATAATCATACAAATCTTAAATTCCCAAGTAATTGGCATCGTTATTTCTTGGGATTATTTATGATAATCGTATTAATTGGTTTAGAAGTTGTTGTTATTGATGTCCTAACAGATGAAATATAAAAAAATTGATTTAATATATTACTTTATATAATAATTAACCATTTATTAAAAACATTTTAACATGACTAAAAAACATTATAATTATTTTGATTTTTCATTTCAAAATTCTAAAGAATTTAAATTATTTAAAGAAAAATATGTTCGCAAATTTGGATTTCATAAACAGAACTTTGATGAAATTTCACTCAGACCAATACCCAAATGGAATTTTTCGAATCAATCTACATCAGATTTAAATCATGATGAAAAAAATTCACTTAAACAAATTTTACTCAAACAATTTATTCATGATAATAACTTTGATTATGAACCTACATATGAAGAATTTCGTAATTTCAATCCTTATAAACCATTACATTCTTTACATGATATTCAAAATCGTTTATCACAGAAGAAAACACATGATTTAGAAACATATTACCGAGAATTATATGGATGGGATGGTTATGAATGGCATACATATTCAAAAGATACTAAATCGCACATTGACCATCAAAAACAATTCAAAGAATCAATTAAAGAGAATGTTAAAAAGAAAGAGACAGCAATAATTAATAATCAACTGAAATCTGAACAAATACAAAAAAAATTATTTGAAAAAATTACCAATAAAATTATTAAAAAGAATAAAGACTCAGATAAATTAGATAGTGATATTATTAAAGAATTTTTAGAAGAACATCAAGAAGAAACATCTATTATTGATAATGAACCAAATGATAATTCATGGGAAACAGTCGCATTTACTACCAAAAAAGCAAAACGTTCTTACAAGAAAAATTATTAACTATTTATACAAAAAATAATCTTCTAAAGTAAGTAAATGTATTTAATTACTAAAATAAAACCTCTTTATTTTTTATTGGCATTCTGTATTGGATTATTTTTTGTTTATATTAGTGACCCACCTAAAAAAATAATTATTCGTCATCCAAATCCACAAAATGTTAAATCAACAATTTACCAAAATGATGATAAAAGTTGTTATCAATATATCGCTAAAGAAATTAACTGTCCTTTAGATAAATCTCTCATTCTAGATCATCCATCAATTATTGAAACCTAAATAATTTATTTTTTATTTTTATTTTTTTATTTTTATTTTTGATTTTCATATAATATCTAGAATTACCGATATTTTGATATGTTTTATAGAGAAAGTTCATTTTATAAATTATATAAAAATCAAAAAAAAAGTTATTTTAAAAATTATCTCTAGAATTGGATTCATTCCCCAGAGGAAAAAATAAATTCGTGGGGAATGAATCCAAAGTTAGGGGCTACATGGGGGGTTTTTTGAATTTTTTTAAC